ATTATTCATCGGGTGTCCACACCACGCCGCCGCTCCGGTTATTCCGGTTATTTAGTTGTCAAACCAAACTTGCTCTTAACTGTTGCACCCACCTTGTGCACTCTTCTGCTCTTGTAGTTTCCGCTTCCATTTTTTTAGTGTGATAAGATATATTATCAGCCGCTTTTTTACGTTCTTTCCGCAACCAATCTTCTGCGGGTAACATTTGGGGCGGGTTATTGTCATAATGTCTCATAGAGCAATCAAAATCTATTGACGATATAATTTGTTGTATCATAAAATTCTTCAACTCAACGTGGTCTGATGTTGGCGGATTCCACCGCCTTACTTGCGCAAGCATATCTTCGTATTTGCTTCTTAGGGCGGCCTTCTTTTTTCTATATTCTGCAATATCTATGAGATTTTTTTCATATTCTGCTACCGTTTCGGAACGAGCCTGTTCTATGTTCATAGTCTCAAGCCGCTCAAACTCCTTTTTGGCTTCAACTAATTGTTTCACGTGATAATCGCTTGGTTCAAATTTTTCAGGTATTTGCGCGTTTGCTGGTTCGTCCCGCATTGTTATCAAGGCGCCGAAAGCGCGCGCACAATTCAATACAAAATCCTGAAAGCTGATTCCATTTTCTATTTGAGAAGTATATCCAGTTGGCATTTTTTATCCTTTCCCCGCCTTTCGGCGGATTGCTCTTATTTAGTTTTCAAAGGTGGGCCAGAGAATAGGGCTTGGATTTATTGGAATTTACGTTCCGCACCTCACCACGCTTAACTCCGCGTCGCAAACCGCGGGCAATGGCGTACCAAGTCATAAGGCAATCGGTGGTTAGCAAGGACATACCTTGCAGCTATTCTCTTGGCCCGTTATTCACTTTTCAAAAATTGTGGGCGGCAGGACTCGAACCTGCAACCTTCTCATCAGAGTTCCAAATGTTTCTCTGAGAGGCTCTACCGATTGAGCTACGCCCACAAAATCCGGCCAAGGCGATGAATACGCCGCGCGGGTTACGCGCTGATGTATAACTTGGCCGGTTGTTTGTCTTGTTGTTTGTCATTAGCGTATTCATCGTTCACCACTCTATCTACTCTATCGGATTATGTCAATAGGAAACTTTAGACTTTTTTTATTTTTTTTCGGACAGGCTTCTATCTCAGGTGAGTTATATAAGAAAAAAGCCTAATATAAAAGTGCAACCGGTAATAAAATACATTAACATCCAAAAATTCGTCTCGCCAGCATCGTGCAATTCTTTTATTGCCTTCAAAATTTCGTCGTTCATTGCATTTCCTTTCTGACTTTGTGCCAATACGCTTTTGTGCTTTCCTTCTTATGCCCCTGCGGCCCCCCGTTATGGATTCGGGCCTTAGCTTCCAAGCTCAATCCCTTGCCGTAATGATTAAGATAGGCGCGAACCACTTTGCGAGCCTTTATTTCGTTTTTGGCATCCTCGTAAGGCCAGGCCACGCCCAAAAATTTAGTGCCGTCTGTCCAATAGTCCCGATGTATTTGGTACGGGCCTATCGCCTTGCCGTCGTCGCCGTCCCTTTTATCTACCCCGCCTGACGATTCGACTTGCCTAATCGCGTCAAGTAGTTTCTCCATATCCGCACTTGCGGGGGTTAAGAGAACAAACAAGATTGTGAACAGGCAGAGTTTCATATACTGTTCTCCTTTTTTTCTTCTTTTCGCAGGTCATCAAAGTCTACTGGGTCGTAGCGGAGTGTGAAGCCTTCACGCAACTTAAAAATGGCGGTCGCTGTTTCAGGATTCGTCGCAATGTCGATTCGCAGTAATACCGGGTTATCGTAGCCATATAAGACCCCATCAAATTGTACCAGATATTTCATCGCGTTCATATTAGCTTATCTCCGCCAGTCGTTTATTGATTTCATCAATTTCCGAACCGATACGGTTCATTTCAGCGTGAAAGTCTTTGTCTTTTTGTACCATTTCGCGCTCAAGTTTGAGCTTTTCATCGCGCAAATCTGCGGCAAGATGTTCTTCGCTGCAATATGGGTTTTTGTCATCGGGGTTATCGAAAATCATACATTTCTCACAACCTCTCTCGTAACAACCTTCCCGTTGGCAGGTAAGAATAAGAAGGCAACCTATATGAACTTCCGCATCGCAATTCGGGCAGTCTGTTTTTTCGTAGTCGTACATCATCCCGCCGCATATTTCACAATGCCCTACTTCTATCGGGGCTTCGTCCGCTCTTGGTGCTTCAAATCTATCCATTACTTATTCTCCTAACCGTTTTATTTTTCTGTCTCGCAAGTTTAATAGTCTCTTCATCGTAAAATTTTGTGTTCGTTGTTTCGACTACCGGCACGACTTTACCTTCTTCCGCCAGCGTCCTCAAGATATAGGCTGCGCGAGCAGTTTTGATACCAAGTTTCTCCGCAATATCACCGACTGTGTATAATTTTAATTCCGCCCTCTTTAATTGCCTTGTACTTTCCCGCCCCTCAGTAAAAATACTGATTACGATTTTAAGAACTACGATAATGAGAACGATTATTAAGATATATATAACCGTAAGTACAAAGAAATGTTCCATCTTATATTCCTGTTTGATTTGTCCTTCTCATTTTATTTTTTTGATTTTTTCGTCTATGGCCTGTTTCGCCCTGCCATAATCGGCGACAAGTTTGATTGCTTCTTTACTGTATAAGCTCGATGAGGGTGTTTTGATAATCGGGACTAATTTCTTGGCCTCAATAAGCCGCCGCACCCTGTAACAGACATCGGATAGATTCATATTTAATTCTCTGGCAATATCGCCGGTGGTGTAAAGTTTTTCAGGCATCTATTTATCTCCTGCAAATATCCCTTTTACTTGACCTCGTTGCTCTATTATTAGTATTACAATAATCTATCGTCTATTGCAAGAGAAATCTTTAGAAAATTTGAAAAAAAGTTAAGTTTTTTTATCTCTTTATTTTATAATTACTTATGGCCGTCCGTGGCCCGTGGACAATCCGTTATTGGCCTTCACAGTACGGCGCGGAAATAGCTTGCAGGTCTTCGCCAAAGCCTCGAATGGTCATACAGCCGCCGGAAGTTAGGCATATATAAACTATTCCGATAACAATCGCGCCTTCGATAAGTCTCTCGATTAGCTTTCCCATTTTTCTGCCCTTTCTAAATAAACCAACTCTTCCCGCCATTTCATAATCTGTCTAAGCAGGCGGCTACGAGCCACCGAATTGCGGGTTGTCTGTAAATGTTCCTGTGCTGCCTTTATTCCCTGTTTGATTGTTTCAGCATCCATTGTTCACCATCCTTTCTAATCAAAGCATAAGAAACAATCGGCAGGAACAAAATCAGACTTGAGTAAATTTTAATAAAATTATAAAATTACTGTTGACAGGGTACGGAATTGCCGGTTAAAATGCAGGTATTATGATAAATTACAAGAAAAAATACGGTAAGAGCATTGTTCAAATCGCATCATCGCTGGGCATTACCCGGCAGGCGGTTAGTCGGCTTGCGAACAGAGGTGCTTTAGAGTATCGTCTCAGGGGTCAGAGAAAGCCCCGCAAGCACCCTAAAACATCCGATTCTAAGTACCGTCGCGCTTATGGTATGTCACTGGGGGAGATTGCTGATATGTTAAATACCTCTGCGCCGCAAGTCGCAGCTTGGCACAAGAGGGGGATATTGCAGGAGGCCATAGATTTCTGGAAGAACCCTCTCCCTGCCCCGGAACACTTCAGGCTTGTTCTAAGAGCTAAGAAAAGAGCGGGAACGGATTTACTTTCCAGCCACTCCGCTTGATTGTTTGTCTCAGAAAAGAACGGGTTTCTTTCGTATAGCCGAGTTCTTCTAATTCCCGGACTGACAAAGTTTCTAATAAGAGTTTGTGATATTTCAATTTCTTGTGTAGGCCCATCATTAACCACCTTTCCATTCAGTACTATAAGTTTTGCTTATACTACTATAAGTTTTACTTATACTATAAGTTAAAGGGATTACCTCCCCTTTCAGAGCAGTTATCTTGTCCGCTCCGGGGATAAGTTATAAGAATCATCTCTAACAAGACCATTTTTTTGGCAATATGGCTCAGTGGGCCAGTAGATGTTTACACTGCTCATTTTGGGTCGGGAGTCGTCACCCTTTGGACGTTGCTCCCTCATTTTTTTGGTCGATTGCCATTCTGCCCCCGATTACTGCCTTCAACGTGGCTTAGCCGTGAAAAAGGCACGGTTCCAGAATCTTAACCAAGACAACTCACCCCAGCGGCATTTAAGCTACATTTGCCGGAAGGTCCGGTGTGGAGGGCAAGTCATCTTTTCCTGCGTTCAGCATCTTTTCGATCAGGTTGTCTTTTCACCTGATTAGGCAAGAGCTTGATTTCCTTAACCTTTACTCATATTAACTTTTCAAACAAAAAAAACCCCGCAACCGAGGGTAACTCGACTACGGGGCTTACATCAAAAGGCGGCAAAGTGCAATGAGCATAAAGGAATGTCTCTTGCCGCCCGAAAAAGAACGAATTGTCATTTTTTATACTCATTGCAACGGAAATAATATCCGTTGTGCCGAGCTTGTCAAATAAAATCTGCTTTTTTTTATTTATTTTTTTTCTCTCTTCAATCGGGCAGATGGTTACGGATTGTAACCGCCTAAAATAAGCCCCTCGCCGGTGGAGAAACAATCTCCAAGTCACGGCGAAGGGCAAGGGTTAGCAGTTGTTAATCTTTTTTTATATTCCACCAGCCACCATTTTCGTTCGCGTCTTCAAGCTCTCCTGACGAGTATCCTTTGATTATCATTTCCTTGACATGCTCCTGTTCAGATTCGGGCATTTTCTTGGTCGCTGTCGTACCAATAGCTGATTGTGTGTTGCAGTATTTCGATTGTTCTATTAGTGTTTTTACTCATTGTTTTATTCTCCTTTTGCTTTGGCAAGGGCCTGTACAGTGACTTTTTTAATATCATCGAGCATATCTCCATATCTCTTGGCGTCATTTGCACCGACGGCGTGTTCGCCATAAGAGACATTCCCCCCTACAATAGCCCTAATATCATTTAATGCCGCCACAAGCTCGTCAATCGTCTTTTGTTGTTCACCTGCTATTTGCCCGAATCGGAACGCCGCCTGCTGGTGCTCTAAGATTGTTTTTTGGTTTTGCTCATAAGCGTTACAGGCGGTGACGATAAATTCGGCGTTGGCCTCGGCTTCTTCGTTTGATATTCCAAGCCCCCGTGCGCAAGATGCAACCAATTCGTTATTTTTTGCGAGACAAATCATTCGCTGAGAAGCAATTAACTTTTCCATTGTCCTGTCCTTAATTAAAGTTATGGTTTAGCCTGTTATTCTTCAAACATTCGGCATACTTCTTCGGCGGCAAACCAAGCCATCGCGTTTTGAATCTGGGTAACTCCATCGCCTTTGCCCTGATAAATAGCCCGTGCGATTTCGTTTTGGGAGTAGTCCGGTTTCGGCGGTCGCTCTCTTGTGTTGCACAAGCAGTTAAAGTGCTGTATCATCGCAAGCATATCCTGCCCTAACCCCTCCGCCATTTCTTCCGCCATTCGGAGAATGATTTTCCGGTGACGTTTGAAAAAGGCCACCGTATCATCATAATAGATGAACCCGCCGTAGCCGCCGTCGATACCGTGATTGTTCACGTCTTCGATTGATTCCATACCCAGACGATTCAGCACTGCATTAATCAGCGTCTTATAGTCTGGATTTTCTTCGATTACCTGTTTTTTAGTTTCCATTGTTCTAACCCTTTCGTAATAGTACCGGCCCGACCTGCGTATGAGAAGTCTTGCGGAAAACTCAAAAGCACAGACCGAGCCGGTTAGTTCCATTCGTGAAGTTCGCAAGACTTTTTTAACTTGTCAATTAATCATCTATACAGAGTATATCGACCAATCATAATCTTGTCAACAACAATTTTCTTATTTTTATAAAAAATTTTTATATACAGTATTAAGAGGTGTTTATACTGTGTGTCGGCCACAAGCTAATAAGGGGTAGTTTAGGTCGGACTTGCTTGCGTTCGTCGATTCTGGGGCATCCTCGTTCGTTCTCATATAGCGTCTTAGCGTCCAATAATGAGCCACCTTGTTTATTCCCCCGATAACGCCACTTATTACAAATATCTGTATATAACCAGTAACTACCATAATTACAGTGTGCTATCTATGTATCCAACGCGACAAGTGTAAAGACTCAACCTATCTAATTACGATGCTCATCACTTATACCGGTATTGTGTTACACTGCTGTTAATGCCTCTATAAGCCGTGTTATCGCTGTTTGGTAGCAAAGTACAGAGTAGGATGCGTTCGTGCTTCTGTGTGTCACAGAGGCCTCTTAAATCAAGCTGATACCGGACAGTCGGATGCTCGTTCGGGTAGTGTGGTAAGGTATTATCAGGCCATTTAACCTTAATTAGTGCAATAGTTCATCAAACCAAGTGTCCAAAAGTAGGCAAAAACCCTTCTAAGGCTCTGGAAATGCGCCTTAATAGAAAACTTGACAAGGAGTAAACAATTGCTAATGTGATTCCAATGCATCTTGTCATCTTCACCTGTGCCTCTCCAAGCCACGTTCTTATGTCAATCAGTATCAAACCACGCAATGACTACCGTTCGTGGCTCTATGACCTTCCAGTACCTCTTAAATCCCTTCTCAACCTGGATACCCACATCACTCATCACTGCTTATATCAATACTAAGGTCAAAGCTCATTGCTATACCCCCCCCCCTTAATGTCTTACCTGAGAACGCAAACCACTTTAGACCGGAGTACGCTTGCGAAATCAAAGATACTTCGTATTTGCGATACACTGGTATAATTTTATAGGGTGGTGTTGATTTTAGTAAGGCTGGTGGTATTTTAATGTAAGGGTGGATTTTTGGGGGTGGTGGTTGGAAATTGTGGGTGGGAAACTGTGGGTGGTTGCCTTAGTAGGTCTTTTATAGGGTCTGGGAGTACCGTGAGGGGCCGAACTGGTGGTGATTAGTGGTTTGGGTTGGTTTTTGGCAGTTCGTCGATTGTGGGGCGTTGTGTGCGTGTTTTTGGTGTTTGTGCTGATTGGATGGCTTTTCGGGCCAATTCTTGCCAGAAGAGTCGGTTTTTCTTATTTTTTCGGTTATATCCTTCGGGCCAGTTGCTCATTTGGGTATTTCGGATATGATTTTCGCGCCTTTGAGGGAATAGTCGAGGAGCCAGAGGTTATCTTTTGTATCGAAAGAGACTCCGGCCTTATTTAGTTCGGATAATGCCCTGTGGATGTGCTTTTGTTTGGCTGTCGGGACTTGGAATTCTAATATAACCTCACATTCCCGGCTTTGCGGGGTTGTGGGGATGACTGGCGGGTTGGTTTTTTCAGGGTTTTGTGTTTTTTTTAGCCATTGCAGCATTGTATAACTCCTTTATTTCTTATCGGATGGGTTGTAGAAGAGGGAATAGCACCAAGTTGCCCAAATTTCGTCGTCATTGAGTTCATTATCATCAAGACCGTTCTTTTTGCAGGAAAGTCTTAGGTTTTTTATTGCCATTTCAGTTGTTTTATTCTCAATTTTCTTCCATTGACCTCCCAGAAAGACAAAAGCGTCGTCGAGAGTGCGGTACATATCATAATCACTGGGATTTTCATTTTTTGTTGCAGTTAGTTGGTTATAGAATTTTTTAGTGAATATCTCTTTTTCAAAGCATTTTAGTATCATCATCTTAGTATTACCTTTAAAAAGGCGCGGTATGCCGTGCAGTGAGAGCACTTGAAAGGGTAGGGGGATTGTGAGGGGTCACTGCCCCGACATACCGCTTAAGTGAAGGGAGGAGGTTATTGTATCGTATTTGGTTCATTTGGCTCTTTCGGCTGAGGGGGCATTGAATTCGGGTCTGGCTGGTGGATGGATTCGAGTATTGTTCCGTGCCGGTTGAGCATTTCAACGATTTTCTGTTCGTTCTGCCTCATAATGGCGACGTTGAAGTACAGGGTACTGGTCTCGCCGTCTCCGTATTGTGCCTTCCAGCTATCTGGCACTGGGGTTAGAAACGATGACATCGGCTTTAGCGGTTGCTTTTCCGGTTCGCACCCGCACAGGCACATCAACAGGATGCAAATGATTAGCAAAGTGTGAATCTTCATAACTCAGTTCTCCTTAAAAAAGTTAAGTGCTTTATGTAATATAATATCTTTATCGGCAGTAATCAATTTTTACTTTCTCTTTTGTTTAATTCTTTTTTGAGTTTTTCGACTTTTTCTTCCTGACCCTTCTTGGCCTTCATAGATGAGTATGGCCGATGGTGAGAGCCGTCGAGTGTATTCTTCCATATTTCCGTTTTCAATTCTTTTATTGTCATTGCTTCTTCGGTTGCTCTTTCTGCGGATTTAATTTGGAAGTAAATTTCGCCCTTTGGGGCCGAATAAGGCAGGCCTGTTCTCATAGCAATAAGTTCGGCTATGCCGTCAGCGGTTTTCAGGGCAGAATTTTTCCATTTAGGCTCTCCTTCATTCTTTCCTGATTCGTATTTTTCACCGGTAAGCGCGTTCGCTGTTAGTTCGGCCGTATCACCCGCAATACCTGCAACATCAAGGGTCAGGTCGGCGAATATGTTACCAGTTCTCACATCTCGCAGCCTGTATTGCATATTTGGGTATCTGACTCTTTTCATTACTTCATTTGTTATATTAACGGGAACTTCCCCGAATGCGGGTAAGCTGATTAGATTAAGGATTGTGTCAACTGGAATCAGCATTGCGTCTTTTTTAAGTGTATCAGCAGCTGCTATTTTCACTTTTTCTTTTTTATCTTCGTCGCCAAAACCAAATAACAGGCCGAGCCACCCGAATTTAACAGCCGCTTTCACCAACTTTTTTATGACTGCTACTAAAAGATTGGCTGTTACAACACCACTGACTCGTTTTCCTGCTTCTCCAGCCCCTATGCGACCCTTTCTATAATCATCACCCGCTCGCAGGAGCACGTTATATTGAGCCGCCCTTGCCGACTGGAACATTAAAGAACCTCTGAGTATAACATTCTGGCTTGAGGTCAGTTCGTTTCGGTGGATAGCGTCCCACATAGGTTGTGTTTCGAGAGCCTCTTCGACAATTTCTATAACCTTCTTCTTAAATTCCGTCGTTCCTCTTTCAAGGCTCGTTTCCGACGCGACTTTTTCCTGTGCGGCGAGGTATATCTGGTAAATAGCCTTCTCGTCTCCCCAAGTATAATGGTTAAGAAGTTTGTCTGTTATTCCTGTGTCACCCCAAATAAGATTATCAAAGGCGTTTTGTGCCGCTGCCCCGCCAATAACGAAATCAAACTGTCTCGCCGTCCACCTCATCCAAAGTGTCGGTGATAAATCCATCATTTCCTGAACACCTTTTACGGGTATTCTCGGAAGATTAGCCACTGGTCTCGCTTTGAGAAAGTGTTTTGGTTCAATCGTTTCAAAGGCGGCAGGTATTGAAGCGGTCTGGACGCCGTAGCCACTAAGCCTTAGACTCAGCGCGTACTTCCCGAAGGAACTAAGCACTTTTGCGCCTGCCAGTTCGATAAAATCCCTATCCGTTCTCTGTCCCTGTATTCTGCGAAGAAGCGTAATAAGGGTTTTAAGTTCCCTTCCGTGTCCGTTTTTAATAACTGACTGCTGCCAGCGTTCATCACCAACAAGTGCCTTAATATCCTCCATTGGTATTGTCATTGAGGCGTAAGCTGCATTGGCCTGAAGATTGGCTATGAGTTCCTGAGAGAATGGTATTACCCTCAACGGCTGCTTGCCTCCCGTTTTCGGCAGGAACCTGCCCTGATTATTTATCGATATTGATATATCAGTCCTTCCGGCCCCCACGTCAGAAGGCATTATACGAGATAAATGCCAGTGCTTTTTCTCTCTGAATAGCTCATAGTTCTGATGCTCCATTGACGCTTTGTTTACTACCGGGGTCTGAACCTTGAAGTTGTGTTCAAAATAGACATCAGCCAGTTTTTTAAGGGCTGGTTCTTTGTTTTCTATATAATCGACTATTCGCCTAAGTTCTTCAAGGCTCGGCCTTCCAGTATGTATTTGCTTATGAGTTTTAATGAATAGCGTTTTCGGGTCTCGTTCATAAATTTCAAATACACGGCCTGTTTTCAGAATGCTATTAAGATTGCCCTCGGCTTGGGTGTCTAAATATACCGAAAGCAACTCATCTTTTGTCGCACGGAATGTTTTGCCACCATAAGTAATGTCAATTTTATCTGCAAGGCTTGCCGTGTCTTTAGGGGTTACTCCTGCTTTGTCGAGCATATTTCTCAAGGCAATAACAAAATCTTTTGTTATTCGGTGTCGCTCCTTAGTCATACCCCTCAGGTTGCCGGTGACAAGTTCGACAGAGGCAGTGTTATCCTTACCTGTAATAAATCCAACCAGTGTTCTGGGCGTAGCTTGTTTAGTGCCGAGTAGTTGTTGTGTAAATCCAAAAAAGCCCTGCTTCTCTTTTATGATTCCTAATGTTTTTGTTTGTTGATGTACTTCCGCTCTGGCCTGATTAACTAATTTTCCGACTCTCTCGGCCCGTATGCGTTTCTTAATTAAACCTTTTTGTTCAGAAATTTTAATAAGATGGTCGAGAGACGAATGGATATACCGGATTTGCTCGGTGTCGAGATTCTCGCCGATAAACTGTTTGCGGAGCCGATTTAATTCTTCGATTCTTGCGTTCGGCATTTGTAGAATATCTTTTCCGGATTCTTCGAGAGATTCAAAAGCATCTGCGACCGTTCCGGCAACATTTCGTATATATTCATCCCGACTCTCAAGTTGTTCTTTTTTTGCTTCTGTAAGTTTTGCCGTGTCATATTTGGCAAGTGTATCAAGAAGTTTATTTCGTACATCGTTTCTGAGTTTACCAAGCGGTATTCCGCCGCCGCTATACTTTGATTTCGTCTCCTGTATAAAGTTTCTAAAGTTTCTGACTGCCTGCCTTTTTTCCGCCCTTTCGATATACTTGAAAACCGCATTAGTGAGGTCGTCTATGCGCTTATTCGTTGAGGCGTTAAGGATGCGTTTCGTATAGCGATATTGATGTTTGGTGGGGACATATTGTTTGACAATACCGAGGGCGTCCTGTCGATGCTTGTCTGTTAGTTGTATGGCAAGACGGAATTGGTTCAGATTTTCTTTGGCGGTTCTTATCCCTTCAGCCTGTCCCGATTTGTAGCCAATCTTCGCGCCTTCTTCTTGGAGAATCTCTGCCTCTGCAATTCTTTGCGGAGTTGCCAGTAACGCCCTTTCTTCTTTTGTCAGGCCCGGCCCTTTCGGATTTACTTTGACGAAATCTCCCTTCGGTTCTTCAGTTGATAATTCAAAACCTTTGGCAGTATCTTTTATGTAAATCGGATTATCAGTGTTTTTAGCGATATACTGTGCAGCCTTAATCGCTTCGGCATCAGTATCGAATAATGACTTGCCTTTTCTCAAGCCTGTCTTTTCGCCCATCTCGTAATAATCACCATAAGGCGGCGGTGTTTTTGTGTTAATCCATTTGCCTTGCCTCTGGACTACATAAGAAGTCTGCCTCATCTTGGCGGCGCGCTGTAAGGCTCTGTCAAGAGCGGGGGACTTGGTCGCGCCTATGCTGCCCTGAACAGGCCCCAAATCTTTCAAACCCTCGCCAGCAGCTTTGCCTCCCTGCGCCGCCGCTGGTGGGGTAGTACCCTGTTGTGCTATTGCTTCATCGGCCCACTTCTCGCCTTTGTATTCTTGAATAGCTTTATTGGTAGCAGTTTTTCTTAACTCAAAAGCCTTTTTACGATTTCCTTTTTCCTGTTCAATTTCTGCCTGTTCTATTAAATCGGCGGCTTCTCCTGAAAGTTTAGATACAGGTATAAATTCTTTGTGCCCATCAAGAAACTCATAAGTTTGTGTTAAAAATATACCATCAGAAGAAGATTGTAGCCCGTATTGTTCTGTTGGTTTAGCAAATACTGTTTCTGCAAAGTTTCTTCTTTTTTCCCACGGCTGCTTTGCCTCTGCCTGCGGCTGGGCTTGGGTGGGGGGTTCAGAAACGGCCTCTGTTACAATGTCACCAAAATTATAAGGGCCAGGATAATCAGCGGATTGTACCAAATATACTTTTTGCTCTGGATTGAACAGAACATTCATAGACTTGCCTAAATGTTTTTCGGCTTGAACGGCTGATTTTTTAGCTCCTTGAAATGTCTTGTAAGCATCCTCAGATGGAACGTGTGAATACTTTTTCTTTATTTGCCCTGTAACGCCTTCGGGGGTAGTTTGGGCCGCATTTTCTGTTTTACCCCCTGTTTTGGCCGCCGTAGGCTCTGGAATCGGGGTCGTAGCGGCTTGTTCAGTAGTCTTTTCAGGAGCTTTTCTGTCTTTCGGGCTTATTTGTTCTGTGACGGCAGTATCATACTCGCCGTTATTGACTTGCTCGCGCACTTCATTGAGAACTGTTTTTATCTCCTGAGCAGATTCCTCATCGGCGTTTTCGGTCATCATTTGTTCTATTTTATCAATTCGGGCCGATTTTTCGTCCCTTGTGGTATTATAACGGAGTTTTCCGACCACCCGGCCCGTCATATTAATTGACTTACCAGCCGCGCCAAACCCGCCAGCCATAGTCATTTCAGAAAAACCGCCGATAATCGCATCCTGCGTAGCACCATCAAACAGTCGGACCATAAAATCCTGCATATCATCGGGCGGATTAGCAAAAACCATTTCCCATAAATTCCTGTTGACGGTTTGGGTAAATTCTTCTGTAAATCCCCTGCCGTATGCTTTAGCACCTTCTTTGCCGATTTTTAATGCTTTTTGAGCCACTAATGAACTCAATCGTTTTTTAGCCATCTGCCCGGCAGGTCTTTTTAGAGCATCTTTGAATAGGCCGAGTTTTCTTTCAAAAGTCCAAGTCTCTATTGCCGCTTCGCCCCCAGCTTGTAATAAGCTCATTGCTAAGGCAGCATCAGGCGGCACGCCCTCATATCTATTATCACCATAATAATCAGCTACCATCGGCCCGAACATTGCAGCAAATGCGCCGGGCGGGCCGCCCGCGGCTTCTCCGACAACTCCCTCTAAAATTAATGGCGCAGATTCGACTGTACTTTGTACGATTATTTCAGGCTTTCTTATGGCCTGAATTGTAGTATCGAGAACACCTGCCATTTGCTCTATCTCAAACGATGAAGGGTAAGCCCCGCCGGGAATAAACGGACGCAGTTGCATTGGCATCTCTTCAACTTTGAAATCCTTTTTCTCTAATTGCAATTCCCATTCGGGATGAGCGGCGAGTTCTTCTTTGACAGCCGCGACTAATTGCTGACCAGCTAAAGCAGTTTGTTGAAGTTCTTCATCGGAAAGCCTGCTATTTTCAATCATCGGCGAACCGATTAACTGCGCTGGCGCGCCGGGGGCTAATAAGCTCATTTGTGAAATCCCCGGCTGCATCTTATGCTCGCCCATTAACTGCATCGCGCCGCCGGCAGTTTTTTTAACTCCTAATTTGGCGCGTTCCCAGCCGTGACGCAAAGCCTTCCTATAACCTTTGCGCTCGTTTAACTCCTGCTCTATGGCCGGGCCTTTTATAAGGTCGGGGTCGGCAACTTTAGTAATGGAAATAACATTTGATTCATCAAATGATGTTGGTGTGATAAAGTTATTTTTAATAACAAGCGGCATTACCCCTGTCTTTTGTGTCGATGCCGGAGCACCGGCAACTATCTCCTCAAAAGATTTAACCTTGCGTTTTGGTGACACAATATCCTCAAAAGCTCTTACCATTTCGATACCCATTTATCATAATAAGCCCTTGCTGCTTTCGCATCGCTTTTATGTAATCGGGCCACCTCGGCCTCAAATTCTTCTTCGCTTTTGGGTTCGGGTAGTGATGATACATCGATAGTCTTTGCTCTTCCGATGCTCGGCTGAGCCGCACCCTTAGCAGAGGCAAGATTCATCGTACCCTTTTTGGCCTTCGCCTGCCGGTAAGCACCCTCGACATCCGTATTTTTGACTTGCTCAATCGTATCCAGCACTGATTGAGCTTGGGCAATCATACCTTCTTTTGCCGCTTTGCCTTTCTGATACGGGCTTAGAGGCATTGGCGCAGAAGGTGCATCATCAGCAAACGGCATAAAACGCATCGAATCAAGAGAGTTTATCTTTTCCTGCAGGCCTTCGAGTTCACCCTCTCTTATCTTTTCGTCTTTAATTTGGGGGTCATTCGCTATCACCATCATTGCCTTTTTGGTTTCGAGTATCGAGTCGTCTATTTTAAGATTATAGTTTTGAACAGCTAAGCGGTCTCGAAGGTCTCTGCTCTGCTGCATTTCCTGCGCCTGTTGTTGTTTAGACTTATAGTTTTCGAGGTCTGCCTGTAAAGAGAGACTGCGATTGTATGCGTCCATAATACCGCTCATAAAAGCGGCTCCGGTCTGTAATCCGTAACGAGGCATTAGTATCTCCCGTCAATTCACTAAAAAGGTTCACTTATCCATTTATCGGCTGCGGCCTTTGCCCCTGCAAATCCTGTCGGTGGGTACTTCTGGTTCAGATAAGACGACATTAGCTGACTTCTTCCGATACCGCCAATAAGTTCACCTATCGCAGCACCTTTATCTGACGCTTCAAGACGGCCTGCAAGGTCTTTCGCCGATTGAAGCCCCGCTATACCGGACGATACTCTCAAGTCCGTTCCCTTCTGCGTCGCTATATCATTCATCGCATTAACCAGTTCCTGCCTCTTATAGGCGTTAAGCACACTGGACGGCGCGAATAGACCGGCCATTCGCTCACCCGATTCGGCGATATTAGCCCTTACCATACTACCTCCAGCCGCCACACTGCCGCGCCCGTCATTTATCGGATTAGAGACAGAGTTGACGGCGGTATTAACAACGTCGGAGACCTCTAACGCCCTCCGGCCTTCTGATGTTCTTAACTTGCCAATATCCCCGAACGCCTTGTCTCGAACATCACCCCTGCTCGCGGTATTCAAATTCGATTTCAATTTCGATTTAGTCGTTTTATCCAGTTTTCTTATTGCAGGTGAAACTACCGGAAGGGTCATCATTGAACTGCTGCCACCGCCGCCCCCGAAGGCTGAGGCCATTCCAAGACCCATTGCGCCAAGCTGGAACGGGCTTGACCACGCCTGACCTGCTATAAGCGGTGAACCAGCCATTTTGGCAGCGCCACCGATAAGTGAACCTGCCCCGCCAAGTAGTGACTCGATACCCATTATAAAACTCCGTCAGGAAGATATTTCTTCGTTATGATTTTATACATTTTTGCGTTTAACCCTTTGAAACTAAAACATTCGAGAACCGACTCGAACTCAAACCCTATATGCTCCAGCCACGTCTGCGGCAGGTCGTCTGAAATCATTGCCTGCATACGCCAGATGCGATATTCGTCAATAAATTCCTGAACAAGCGTTCTGGCAGTCTCAAGCATACTCCTGCGATGTTCCCTGCCTGCTATAGAGGCCCATATAGACCACGACTCAGCCACGCCCGGCCAGAGTATCTTAAATCCGCCGATACCCATAAGAACCTGTCCAATCCAAAAGCTGTGTGCGCTTGTCATAAAGAGAAGATTATTTGCGAGCCTGTCCATATCACCAAGTCCAAGCTGGATAGTGTCATTACTCAGGTAGCCAAAATCCTTTGGTATAGCCGCCAGAATTTCAAATTCACCTATTTTTCGTATTTCACTCATTATTAGCCTGCCATTTGCTTAGCGAAGTACATATCAGCAAGGCCGGAAGCCGCACCGTAAGCAAGATTAGTCCCGAACGTGCCGTAGCGCCTGTCAATTTCAGAAGCCTGTGCCTGTGTCTGGTTATACATCCCGGCCGTATTAAGGCCAATCATATTGGCCTGTGCCGTTGTATCCATCGCCATTTTCGTTGCCAGTCCCTCATCTTCCACCAAAGCCTTCCTCTCTCCGAGCCTGATACTGTCTTTAGCTCCGATATACGCCCTGCCGAGTTGGTTAGTGGCGAAATTCCTGACCCTAACATCCTCTGGATGGACAGTCCGGTTCAGATTTGAGCCGAGTTCATCGGAAGCTGTTTCGTAAGCGCTCTCAAGACCTTCATATTGCGCTTTTAACCTGTCGGAAGAGAACCCTTCAGGGCCGAGACCTTCGCCCTTCATAGCCCTCTTTAGCATTGGCAGTATGTTCTTATCAGCCCACTTAGTGAATTTAGTCTGTGGATTATATGGCTCAGCGGACGGCATTCCCCCGCCCATACCAAGAAACCCGCCGTCCTTAAAACGAGCAGAAGGCGAATCTATAACGAATTCAGGACGAAAGGCAAATTCGTTACAATAACCGGAAAAGTGCATATCATAAATCTTTTTCATAAAGTCTTTCCTGAGATAATTTCATATTCCACGCCCTTTTAAGTGCAGGTCCCGATAAAACCGACTCGAACTTGAATTTCTCGGCCCCGTGCTTCCTCATCCAGTCCTCGGCCATTTCGAGCAGTTTTACTCTGTACTTTTTCGGGATTTCGTTCTTTGAAGCGGAGAATGGCAGGCTCGCTGATTTGGGGTCGAGAACCGTTGGGCAACTGGCCTGCGTAAATGCGATTATCCTGCCGTCTTTCCTGATTACAAAAATAGCGATACTTTCGGAATAACTAATTATGTACTCGAAGTAGTTCGCAGCCGAACAAGTTCGGCCTTTGATAGTCCTGAACAAATTCAGAATCTCCGCTATATCGGCGGGTGAAGGCTCAATAAGATGTTCAGTTTGGTATTGCGGCATTAGTCGTTATTCTTAAAATATCCTATCAACTTGAGGGTAACTACCATTCCTGCGTTTATTGATTTGTATTCGATTTTTCCGGCCGTCGAAGACAGGCAGCATATAGTGCCGCCCTGATTAGCTGCGCCGGGGTCGAAAATGCTCGCTCCAGACGCGGGATTGGTAAAGTTAAAAGTAGTGCCGTCTTCTCTTACTCCAAATGAATAATCGGCATCAGTAACAATGGAAAAAATGCAGAAATTTTTCGCAGCGCCGATTGTGGCGGAAAGGTCGTATTCGTGCCAGTCAGTATCACCAACGGAAGTGTTATTTTTAATTGTAACATTGGCCGTATGGAAACCAAGATTGGCTATTACCGAGTCAAGGTACGCCTTACTTACTACCTCGGTATCGGCGGTAGGGTCATCTTCCGGCACTTTTGGCAGTGACGAAAACGTTTTTACTCCCGCGATAGTCTGATTGCCTGTATTAAGAACGCACTGGTCAACACAAGCAGCAATAAAAGCGTTGATGAGTGCTATTCGGGCCAGTTCGGTTGAGGCATATATCTTTTGACCGGCTACTATATCGGTATTTGATAGATTACTTGACGGCAGAGCCATATTATTGTTCCTCGTAATGTGTCATACTGGTTTTTTCTTTCGGTTCTATTGGTTCGACAGTTTTGGAATCGTCTGAGTCTTTTCCGAACATAAAGGCGGAAACCGCTATTACTAATGCAATGGCGATACGGACTACTCCATTGATTATCGCTGTTTTCCACGTCTGCTTATATTGAGAATGCTCGCTTATATGGGACTCAACAGTCCGTGATAACCCTTTTAGGTCACTGCACGGCTGAACGGGGATTCTCAGCATTTCAAGTTTTGTAATGACAGTGGCGAGCCGCTCATTCTGGTTGCCTATGGTTTGTATGACAGTATCCACCCGGTCGTGTATTCGGTCTAAATCTTCTCTGGTTACATCACTCATATTAAGCCACCTTTGGTAGTATTTTGAAGTATAATCCAACAGCCAGTATTTTCAGGTCTCTCGGGTCGGAACTTGTATAAAAGATTGAAATTTTGCGAGACTTAATTGTTCGTTTTATTTTTTTGTGCTGATTGGTAAAACCTGAACTGAAACCTACCCATCCGTTTTCGTCTTCATCGGCGTCAGCGGTCGTTACGGGGTCAGCCGCCCATACCGCATCGCCCCATCTTGCCGGATAACTGTTTACACTGCCACTTCCTAATGAACTTGAGAAGTTGAGGGCCTTCTCGAAATCCCCGCCACTGATAGTAATATCACAATTCAGCGAAACGCCCTCCACCGCCAGTGATGCCGATGAGATAAAAACCTTGCGGTAATCACCTGCTAAAAGGATGTTTTCCTTACTGATATAGACGCTCAGATTAGACATTCCGGCGAAGGCGTCATCGTCAACGTAAGAATAATCGTGATAGTCACGACCCTCATATTCAGAACCGCCACCTTCGGCAACAACATCAATATAGTCGTGTTCATAGACGTAGTATTTATCATTTCCAACGCCGACAGTGAACAGCGTATTTCCACCCTTGCTCATTAACAGGTGTTCCATAGAATGATAAGTCCACGCGCCGATGTCCACATCGTAAAGATAGCATTTGATTGTATTGTCGTCGGTATCGACAAAAGAAAAATAATACCTGCGTCCGAAGAAGCCGGAAAAAATACTCTCCGCCGTGTTAATCCTCTTAACTGACGCCGAGATTTTATGGCCTATGTCCTTCGGGAAGTCGCCTTTAGAGCCGTACTGTGTAACGAAATCGGCGAAATAAATACTGTCGTAGTCAGACCATATAATTCCGCTGTCAACTACCTGAATACTCTCTGCTCTATTGCATCCGATATTGCAGATTTTTACCGCCGAAGTCTGCATATCGGCTTTGCTGTAGACCCCAGCCTCCGTGAATGCGTAAATGATTCGATTGAACTCGACTGCACGTTTGCCTTCTGAGTCAAGATAATCAAAATTAGTCGGAGTCCATACGTCAGGACTCGACGAGTCCGACCATACCATTTTATTCTTCATAGCCATATCAAATCCGACCAGATACGGCCCTATGTGATTAACATTGAACAGTTCCAGCTCAGAACCGCTTATTGACGGGTTTGAACCTTCGGGCAAATCCTCTTCGCCCTCGAAGTCCCACGGCGTCCGGTCGTAGAAGGTTTCTACTGAACCGCCACCTTCCCCGTCTGAATCAGTAACGTCAACAGTGCCAACGAGCTTGTACGGCCCTTCACTGTTGTTCTTGGGCGCTCGATATATCTTAATCTTACTCACGCCGGCCGGTATTGAACTGTCGGTAAATACGTGCTTTATCTGCTGATTAGCGGGCTGGCCGAGATAAATCGTTCCGCCGGACGACCACGCACCAACACCCGCTGCACTCATATCATATGCCACGTGGAGAAAGGAATTCACGCCGATAGAATCAATTTGTAATGGAATTCCGTTAATTAGTTGAGAACCGACAGAGCCGATTACCGTGATGACATCACCTACCGTAAAACCTGATGTATTCGTGCATAAAAGACGGTCATAGGTGGTATTAATACCGGTAAGAGCCTGCGCTCTTCTCTTTTCTGTAGTGGAAACGAAATCATCGCCGCCGGTACTTTGTGTGGCTGCTGAGAGGCCGTATTTGGTTGATGCGTTGCTGTCGTCGTAAAAGTATGCGTATTTGTAATATATATCAGGCAAATCAGAGCAATCTATACCGGCCTCCGCCCCCGTGTTTGCCTCCTGTGTGTATGTCATATTAAAGTCGGTGGCCGTAGGCTTGGTTAGTCCGAGATTGGTTATAGTATCCGTTGCCGGAATCCACCTCTTCCCGCAGTCGTCATTAGGGAAAATCAGCAGGTCGGTCGCCTGATTAACCTTGAAAATTTCAATACTTGCGGCGGTTGTAGTTGCGCTCGTCCATATTTCCGTCCACACTGCCGTTTGAGATTTATAAACGGCAACGATATACAGGTCATCTTCAACACCTGCCTCATCCTCGAATATACCTGCTACGACAAACAGGCGACTTGAATACGACCAGTTGGTTATAGATTCAGTGAAGACCTTAAAATGCTCAAGTGTCTTTGGCACATAAGTATCGCCGTCCACCGCTACGGTTATATACTTATCCTGCACGGTGGCACTGAAACAATATGGCCGGAATGGCGCACGGGGACGTATCCGCTTCTGCCGGTCGAATATGAAATTAGCAAGTTGCGTAAACTCATTTGCGGGAAGACCGGCCGCCGGGTCTGTTATATTCATACCGCCGGAGAAATCTTCGAGCATAAACGACTGGAACTCATCGTCCGTGAATTTCGCCTGCCCTGTCTGTGCCGTTGGCATTCTCATTATTTGGCCTCCGCAGCGTAAATGGCCGCAGCCTGTGCTTTAATCTTTTCGTACTGGTCGAAGAATCCGTTTGCCAGACCGGCGCTTCGGTCTGCGAGGTGGCAGCAGTAAGCTACATAATTAACCAGAGCCATTATCCAAGCATCTGGTATTTTTACATTCTCGCCAAGCGAACTGAGTGCGGTCGGGATATAAGAAAAATAGATATTTGCAGTGAATGAAATTGTCGCGCTCGGATTGAGGTCAAACCATATCTTTTTCCCGAAGCACCAGAACCTTGTCGGGACGGTAACGGACTGGTCTGGCAAGCTCTTGCGGCTATAGAGAGACGCTTTATCGAGAAAATACGGGTTGTCGTTAGTGAGATTCATTATATTCGGGACAAATAAAACCTCACCGGCGTCGTTACTCAATTCCGCAATATCAGCGTAATCTACATAATGGGCCGCTACGGCCAATTCTTCCACGGCTTGGCAGCAATGCGTCTCAGCGGCCAGCCTTCGGCTTGCTTCGTTCAGATAATCTAAAAGGTCGTCCGAATACGCTTCGTCGTCAATATCCACCAGTAGCCGTTGTGCTATCTGGACGACCTCTGTGCCGGTAAAGCTCATTATGAAATCCTCGATTCTATACTTCTGACTGGACTTATCGTTATTGAACGGCCAATGTGTGTCGGAACTTCATTATATCCGTTCTTTACTTTCGCAATGGCTTCTTCGTATATCCTTCTAAACCCGTCGGCAAGCTGCTGCATCGGCAGGGCTATACAGGCAAGCTCTTTAGCCTTATTCTTTATTGCAACTACCAGAAAGGACGGAAAGTTGGTTAGTGCGTCGGCCGGATATTTCAGGCCCCACAGCTTTATTGTATAAACTCCGTCAGGTACGGGCCACAGGCCAAGACGCATCGTATCCGGGTCGTCAGAAGGCTGATAGACGTAAACTTCCGGCGGGCCGCTCTGTGACCATTCAGGGTCTGCGGCTATTATCGAGGCCTCATCCGAAGGGGCGAGAATTAACTCCTCGGACTCGATATGAACCGTTCCGGGCATTATACGGTAAACGTACTGGTCGAGGTCAATGTATGCCTGACCGGCCGTGGTATCAACGTCAATTTCAGTCTTGTGGAACTTGAAGCCGTCCACGCCGTACTCATCGAGGCACAACTGATATGAATCTATTATTGCATTAAGGACAACATCAGCCTCGTCGGCGGTGAAACTCTCCCGGCCGGTAACATTCCGCCAAGCAGCTTCAAGTTCACTTCTTATCTCGTTTGGTGTTCTGTAAGTACGCATTTTTTACCTCGCAGGCGGAGTAAATAATACTCTTCCGCTCGCTACGTTCCGCAGTGTCGAGCGAACTTCGTGCATTACATCATCATCGCCGGATTTCTTAATTCTCTCATTATGCTCATCTATCTGCGCCAGCAGGTCTTTCGCTCTTGTCTTTTCGGAGATAAGTCTCGCCCGCATTGCGTGAATGCAGTGTGAAACGCTGGTGCAGCTTGTAATCTTGTACGGCGGGGAATTGTCCGGTACATACCACGATTCAAACGACTTGGCCTTGACGTTAAAGCCGTAGCGTATTCTCCTGTCGCCGAACTCCTGCTGAATTCGCTTTTGGTCATCTTCCTGTATTCGCAAAAATCTTAATCCAGACTTCATCTTTTTACCTCACTGCTTTCAAGGTCTCGGCGGCCGCAGCCTACACAGCCGCAGCCGCGCAAGACCAAGAAGGAGAACTGTAAATCTTAATCAGCATCAGGAGTTAATGTTCCGGTGTCAGCACCGTCAGCACCTTCTCCGGTAACAATCCAAACGCTGTCAGCTACACAAACAGCTTTATACAAAGACGTGGCTGCGCAGGCCAACTGATTTGTCCCGTCGCAATCAACGCCATTTATCGTAGCGTTGGAAGCGGCCGGAGTCTCAAGCTCGAAGCCGTTAGCGGCACAGTAGTAATAAATTATATTACCTACTACGGTCGTAGGCAACGTAACGACCTTGTCCGCATTATCACTGGTAACGGTGCAGAAACTCGCACCGACCGGAGTAATGCCGGTATCTAAACCGTCTGCCGTTGCAGTCAAGCCCTGACTTGAAGCCTGAACGCCTTTTGTGAACGTCGAATAACCATCCACTTTAAGACCGCCGGTGGTATCGGTAACTTCAATCTCCACCGCATACGCGCCCGGCCTTGCCGTTCCGGTATCAACAAATCTCGCCAGAAAGCCTTCGGCTGCCGCAATAGGCTGGGCGGAATTGGCGACATATAACAAAGTCGCCCCTGCGTGCGCTCCGACACCATCACCTGTAATATGGAGCATACCGACATTATCTGCGCCTACCCAAGCCGCTGCACCCGTTGCACCGTCTATTTGGACTACAGAAGCGGTATTTGCTCCGCCTGCGTTAAATGTCGCAGCAACGTCAGTAGCATCCGGAGCGGTGCAAACTAAATCAACGTCAGTCAGGGTAAGCGTTTCAGCACCGGCGTCGAAAGCAACTATATTTCCAGCGGTAACGCCGTTAAAGGTAATGTCCAGACCGTGCGTACCGCCGACAGTACCGAACAGAATCTTTGAAGCGGCGTTGTCCGTATCAAGAATGTCAAGGTCACTGCCTGCGGCCATAGTTATAGTTGTCGTAGTTCCAGTGGCCGATGCAGTTAAATCCGCACCGTCGCCAAGCTGAATGAAGTCGCCGTCGCCCATTTCTATATCGGCGTTGTCAAATACTAACGCGCCGTTGGTATTGGCATTTTCATCCCATAACATCTGGCCTGAACCTGCATCTCCGTGGAAAGCTACGTCGATACCAGCTGCCGCCGCACCAAAGGCTACCGAACCTGTTCCGTCTGCGACATTATTTATTGTGAGAACGTCAGACTCGTCCGAAATTGAAAAGTCGCCTGTTCCGAGAGTGTCGCCGAGTAAAATGGCATCACCGTCACCGAGTGCAATAGTTACAGCGTCGCCCTGCAACTGGTCGCCGGTGAACAGGAAGTATGAACTTGCAGTCTCGCCGTACCATCTTAGCGGAACATCATCTGCGTCATTACCAATCTGGATTTCACCTGAACCTGCGGACACGACATCAATTACTAATGCCGGGGCCGAAGTGCCGTAAATCTTAAAATCACCGGCATTTGTAGTGCCAGTACCGACAAGCAGTTCGACATCGTCATTTAGTGAAATCTGACCTCCACCGGCAACAAGAATTTGGTTCGCCGAGGTATCCCACATCGCATACGCACTTGCCGTATCTCCGAAGAAAGTCCAGTCAAGACCTGCATCGTCAACACCAACCGCAACAGAGCCGGTTCCGGCCACTGTCTGGCCAATCGTAAGGAGATTGGCACTACTCTGACTCAGGATAACATCTTTGCCGTCCCCGAAAGCGAGTACATCATCATCCTGCAACTGAATATCCCATCCGTTAAGTGTGAGAAGTTCACCGCTGTTATCAAATGTCACAGTCGAATCGGCGGCGTCGTTGTAAACGATAATATCCAAAGCATTGGTAGCACCGAAAATCAAGTCGGCGGCATCCTGTGTTGCGACTTCGACAAGAATATTCGTGCCGTCGCCTTTAATAGTCAAATCAGAAGCACCAGAAAGAGCACCGCCAATACCAATTACAGCGTTGTCAAGCCATCGCATAGTATCTTCCGATGTATCCCACTGAACGTCGTAGGTGTCATCGAACAGAACGTCACCTGCGGTATTGGTAATACCAACACAGGCTAAAGCACCGACCTTTGATATGCTCCAAGTTGCGGATGTTCCTGTAATATCAGCACCGGCCCCGGATGTAGTAATCTGAATGCCGGGATATGCAGAGGCGTTAGTCAAAGTCATGCCTGCGTAGTTGCCGGTTTCACCGTGTACTATCGCCAGAGCGGCACTGTCGGAGTTGGCATCGGTAGTTAAAGTAAGCGCGCCGGAATCAATGGTAACGCCCTGTCCGGCACTATAAGCCTCGTCCAGTGTACTCGAAGTCGAGGAGGCGATAGTCTGCCATCCGACCGCGTTCATATAATACAAATTGTCGGTATCGGAATCGTAGTAGATTGTTCCTTCCGAGTTTGCATCAGCCGTATCGTCCGGCGTAAGATACAGATATGTAGCGCCGCCGGAAGCGTTTTGTGGTATCCACGTATCGGTTCCGTCGTAGCTATACAGGATGTCGTTATCTGTATCCCACCATAAGTCGCCTTCCTCAATCGTCCATACCCCACTGGGCACTGCATCGCGCTCCGTACTCGTACCGGCGTAAACAAAAGTGAACCGGCCGTTTTGGTCATAGCACGAATTCGGTTTTAAGGCTCCGAGAGCGGGCAGGACAAGAAAAACCGTCATCAAAATACAAAAAAGTAACTTCTTCATTATTGTCCCTTTCTAAACTTTTATTCCCGAATCCTTAAAATCAGTAGCTCAGGCCGGTGGCTTTGAACTGGCCGCGCGGGTTTTCACAGACGAAATTGGTATAGCTCACAGCGGTTGCGAACATAGCGTCCCTGCCCTCGTAACGACGCCATACCTCACCGCCGTTCCTCAGCCACTCAAAACCGTTTGTGGCTTGAACGAAAGAGAAATCTTTAGCCTTCATCATAAGCAGAGTGCCGGGCAGCAGTGAAGCAAGGCTCTGAATCATCAGGGTGTACTGGTCGATAGTAATACCGACGCTCCGCATACCGAACGGGCCGGTAATAACCTGAGTATTGAATCGCCTGTCCTCTTTCTGATTACTGAAATACTTCAATCTGCTCTTGGGGTCAGTGACCATTACATCCGGCACGGACTGAGTGATATTGATTAAATTGAGCAACCACAGCATAAGCAGTTCCTCGTCGAGTTCCGCACTTCCGGCATCCTCGACCACACTTTTCAGTGAATGGGCATAGGACGACCTCGTTCGGCCCCAGATGGTCGAATAGGTATCGCCGTCGTCGATAAGGTTCATAAGTCCGTTCGGCTCAAGACAATAGTCCGAAGTCTCGCCTCCGTCAGTCTCAATCTCACCGTAAGCGTTCTCAAGGACTACGTGGAGAACTCCATTGTCGTAAGACTCAAGATTGACCGTAGCCGAAGAGGCGGAAACATTCTTGAGTGAAAACTGATTATTGGCCCTGTCAACGGAACCGACCTCGAAAATTGCCCTTGCCGAGTTACTGTCGAGTACGTGCTCTGCAGTAGTCACATCGGCATCGAAATTGGCGGTCGGGATAAGATTAACTCTCATACCCGGCTGCAACCACTGAACGAAAGTATAAGCCCCGCCTCCGGTAGCAGTCTGCATAACCTCGGTCGTACTTGATGCCCCGGTAATAGGAATATATTCACCGGAAGCAAGAGCGGCCTCGGTAACCGCATCTGGGATGGTAAACTGGCAGAGTTCACCGTTACCGGCCCCGCCGATTATGCGTTCCATCTGCATTCGTGCCAGTTTCAGCGTGTCTTCCATCGAACTGGATAGGGCATCAACGTAACCGCCTGCACCGGCCATTACGGTCTTTGCCGCCGGGCCGGTAAGTGAGACGAAGGCGTTGAGATACTTAATTCTCTCGTGGCCCTGAAATCCCTTTTGGTTACGTCCTTTTACGAAATCACCGCCCTCGGAGATACCGCCGAATCCACCGGCTCCCTGATACTTAAAGGCCTTGATTATCTTATTGGCCTTAAAGTCAACTGTGCCACCGAACTGCCCGAACATATCGAGAAGCGGCGTTGCGTGGAATGTCGTATCATTCAGAGCTGGCAGGTAGACATTCTTCATCAGACCTTCAACGGTGGCACTATGCTGAAAGTCCTGCCGTACCTGTTCTGTCGTAGTTACTGTATTACTTGTCGTCATAATCTAAAATCCTTTCATTAAACAACAGCACCTGAACCGGAAGCGAACTGCCGGGCCACCTCGGCCATATTGTCGAGGGTAATGCGCGGAGTATTTACCGGAGGAGTTATCACCGGCCCGCCGGAAGGCACTGGTCTTGGCGTTCCACCCGCTGCGGGTGAACCGCTTCTAAGTGAATAAGAGTTTCGTACTTCCTGTCTGCCGAGTTCTATATAGTAATTGGCGAGTTGGCCTAACTGCTTATTCGCCTGACTGGCGAAGTAAGTGACCTGCCTCTTAGTGAGCCTGTTCGGGTCAAGACCTAAATCCTGAGCCGCACGCTCTATCACTTGGCAAGTCATAGCCACATTAACATCGTCAACACTTTTCCGAACCTCCGGCTTCAAATCTGCATATCCCGGCTGAGACCGAACGACAGTAAGTACAGCTTCGAGATTTTCGCTGGATGCCGCTTGGGCATCACGCTGGCGTATTTCATCTGCGATAGCTGCATTCCTCGCTTCATTCAGAGCGTGAATAGCTTCAATGTATTTCGTATTCGTATTTATAGTTACCTCGCCACCGGCAACTTCTTCGTTATAAGCGGCCTTAGCAGCCTCGTACGCAGCCTGTGCGGTCTCTACGGGGCCTTTCGGGGTAACATTAGTGGTTTGGGGCCTATTTTGGACAATCGTGCCCTGACGAGGCACTGAGGCCCTGTTTGCTATATAGTTTATTACATCTTCCTGTGTGATTACGCCTGATTCGAGTTGTTCGGCAAGGTCGCTGCCGGGGTCAAGCCCTAACGAGCGTATCAATTTCTCATTAGCCGCGTTCTGCTGTTTAAGCCGCTCGTTAGCGGCCGTAATCTCATCAGGAGTGGCCTTTGTACTATCCGTCTTGGGTTCAGTAGTTTGGGTCGGCTCAGCGGGTACTTGTGGCGGGGATTGAGGCCCGCCCGACGGATAGCCCTGAGAAACGTCCACAACTGGTTCAGTTATGACTTGAGGATTGTCCGGTGCGGTTACATTGCTGGCGCTCGCGTTCGAGTCCGCAGTGTTTGGGTTTGTCATTTTGAGTCCTTTCGTTTTGAAGTGTTTTTGTTCTTATCTTTTGGTTCCGGGTTATATTTACTTAACAGTATCTGGGCGGGCGTCTTGCCCTTTATGAGCATTTGGGCTTCAAGTTGACGCTGGAAGGCAGCTTCCTGAAAAGCCTGAATAGTCTGCTGGTGGGCCGCTATATGGGCCTGCATACGATTGAGCATTTCAATAAAGATGGGATTGCCGGTAGCTCGCCACTTCCAGAAATTATCTATCATATACTCGCCGTGTACCTCCTGATGGACGAAATGGTCGTCGAAGGGATTTATAGGCGGTACGAACAGCCTCTTCTCAATTTCAGCAGCGAGTACATCAGCGGGTATCTTGTCAGAGACCGGTTCCATCGACTTGGCTACCTGCTCCATTGAGATAAACTCTTTCATTGCAAAGTTCCGCTGTTTTGAATGGCGCTGGAACAGGTTATCTGCGTTGCCCAGACTCATCTGCTGCATAGTCCATATCCGAAGGGCAGGGTCTTGCGGGTCTCCGAGAAGACCGGACTGCCAAGCGGAAAATGCCGTTTGCGCCTCATTTTCCTTATCGGGCGGGAAAGACGAACCCTGCTTGACTATGACGTTGAACTTGCCGCGAAGCTGGCTCTTATCAAGCTTAAATAATGTCCATTCGTAGTCAGAGCCGACTACGTTTACCAACTTGCCCTCCTCGTAATTGGCAAAGGCTACCGTAAGGGCCTGATAAACGAGGTGCTCATCCGCCTGCTCAAATCCTGCTACGACCGGCCCCTGATGCCCTACGTCTGTTCTCTGCAAGGCCAGTAATCCCTTACCGCTATCGACATTAGAGGGGGCAACTCCGCGACTCGGTGCGTGGAATGAAAATATATTATCAATAGCAAGTCTCAACTGTGCCAGATAAACGAATACCTGAGAGTTCATCGGTACACCGGGTTCGCGGGAAGGTTTGCCAAGTGTGTCATACTCGATAATGTTCGCCGCCCTGTTATCGAGTTTGCGGTAACTGACTTTAGCATTACGAGGGGCCATAAAGACGGCGTTACCCATAATGTCGATGTTCTCCGCTATTTGGCTTTTGAGCCTGTTAATCTCTCTCTGTATAGGCCGGGCCTGAGATACCCTCGGTATGCCCGCTAAGGTCGCTCCCTTTATCCTGACTGGGTAGGCCGGAATGAATGGCAGTTCCATATGCGGATAACTATCCACCGGATATGGAAGGTGTCGCACAATCTGGTCAGAGACCATTTCAGCGTACATACCGGAAGGATGTGACTTAGATGGTATCTGCCAGCATTCGTAATAGTCGATGTGCTCTTCGGACTTTAGTTTCATCTGCTCGTCCGGCGACATTAAACCAGTCACGGTTCGCTGACTGGTATCTCCGCTTGAGGCCCACCTGAACTCATTAAAGGCGTTCATTATATTCATCTCGAAATTGTTGAGGAATGGTTTCGAGTTAAATTTGCTTTTGAGTTTCTCGTAAACATCAAGACCGTACCTGTCGCGCACCCAGTCGGCACTTACCGGCTTGCAGTGAATAATCCACGGTAGCGCGAACAGGTCGTGCTCGCGGAAGTCCCATATAAGCTGACTGGTAGGGACTGCCTCTATCTTCACATCACCACTCATTATCGCCGCACCTTCCGGCATTTCCGGTATGTAGTTAGGATTCAACTGGCCGTCTTCCATTATGGCCGGTGGATTTATTCCCTCGATAGCAGCGTCAGGATTCCAGTAAACTTTACGCCAGCCTACACCGGAAATATCGTACCAGACAATGGCATCTTCCCGGCATAAAGACCGTCCGAACTTTCTTTGCAGGTACGGCAGCATCTTCGAGCCTGCCACCGCAGTTGCTTTATCGTCATCGTCCGTACCGGAGGGGACTATATCAAAGTTGGGCGGTCTTGACGTACCGACAGCCATATCATTCTGAATGGCCGGAAGAATGACGTTTTCGGTCGTCTCAATAGCCCTTTCTTTGTCGAGGGCCATAAGCTGGTCGCCCACAAGTTGAATGTTCTGCTGACCGACAGCATACGAGATATTAGCCTTAATCTCCGTTAAGAGGG